ACATGCGTGAGCAACAAAAGCGTAAGGAACTTTTACTTTTTAATTATGGAATTGAAGGACTGGTTAAACTCGATCAACCAAACGAAAAAGAACTGGCTTGAAGAAGACCCACTGTTAGCAAAAGAATATCCTCCATACATTATCAATCGTTGTCTCTCTGGACATCTTGATTGTATTATGTTTGCTAATGAGATGAATAAGTATTCATTCTTGGATAAAGATATGCAATATTTGTTTTATCTAAATAGTCTCAGGAAAAAGAAGAGGTTCTCTCCCTGGCTCCGACAAGACAAAATCCAAGACCTTGATTATGTAAAACGTTACTATGGTTATAGTAATGAGAAGGCAAAACAAGCTTTAAGGATTCTGACTAAAGAACAACTTAATTTTATACGATCGAAATTTGAGACTGGAGGAAGAAAATGAGTGTCGTTCAAGAACCTGAAGTGAAGTGGTCGCCTGATCAAATGGTTGAGGTTACACTAAGCGAACCAGATGACTTTTTAAAAGTCCGTGAAACCCTAACCCGTATTGGTGTTGCCTCTCGCAAAGAGAAGAAGATTTACCAGTCCTGTCATATTCTGCATAAGCAAGGTCGTTACTTCCTGGTGCATTTTAAAGAACTATTTGCACTGGATGGTAAGCACGCTAATCTCACCGTAAACGATGTTCAACGTCGCAATCGTATCGCGCAACTGATTGCTGACTGGGGACTGGTTGAGATTGTAGATGCTACAAAGATTCAAGATATCGCTCCACTGAATCAAATCAAAGTCCTCTCTTACAGAGATAAGGGGGACTGGATTTTAGAAACCAAGTACAACATTGGTTCTAAGAAGAAAAGAGTAGAAGAAGAGGCTTGACGCTTAGGATTTTTATTGGTATAATGTGTGGGTAATCAACCAAACCCATGACCATCTCCGCATTTTTTGACACTGACATTTGTTTTGCAGATTATATCTGTGACTACTTTGATGAGAAGTTAATGGACCCCGATAACTGGACTTTTCCTGTTACTGACAAGGGTATTCCTGGTATCGAAATTGTTGAGAAGAAATTTGGTCTTTGGAAAGATGTTGTAAAGCAAAACAACATTGGTCGTGTTTTGGGAACTAATTCTCAAAAAGTTAACACCATTAAGGAAGATATCGAGCAAAATGGTGTTGACTGTACACAACCCCCTGTCTATATTGATATTGAAACTGGAGATATTATCACTGGTGGTCACCGTCATGATGTGTGCTCTATTCTAGCAATGCCTGGATATATGATGGTTTTTGTTCGTTGTGAAAGTAAGTGGGCTCGCAAACGTTTTGCTAAAGCACTTAACAATGAACGTGTTTTCCATGCCACTCTTAATAACGAAGATGAGGTAATTGAGCACATTAAGTATGGTATTGCTGAGAGTGAAATTACATGTCAGCAACAGATTGAAGATGAGATTAAACTCATTGCTAATAATTCACTGAGCAAGACTATACAAGGTCGTCTTGTAAAGGAGATGATTAGTTTTATTCACAACAGTGGTAATTCTAATGTGAAACTTGAACGATACACTGCTCATAATGAGAAGACCTATAGTGATTATGTAGGTCGTTCTACTGACACATATGTCAAAGATGTGTTGAGCAATCCTAAGGTTCGTAACTATTACATCAATATGGAAAACTGGGGATCTCGTACTAATCCTTTGGTTACTGAGGCAGCAAAAACTGCTCATGATTCCTGGATGAATATTCAAGCATCTGTTCATCTTCCTTCTCGGGTTGAGTCTTTAGATATTAAACGTGCGAAAGTTCATGATGTTTCTTTGCAAAACCTTGCAGATTCGCTTGATAAAATTCGAATTTATCATGCATTTAATGGATTTTATCCTTGGCAACATCCCAAGTGCCAACACGCATTTCTTGCACAAGATCATCATCTGGAAGATGTTCAAGCAGGTCAATTCATTCGTAAGTGATAAGCAAATAAAAAGTACGGGGTTCACTACCCCGTTTTTTTATGTTTTGTGCTATAAATATAGTTGATTGCCTTCGGGGATCACAAAACACAAACTCGCTTAATAGGAGCTAAAAGAAATGGGTAACCTTACCAGGTATACTACTGCGGATCTTCCTGCCTTGATGGATCGCATTACCAAAAATAGTATTGGTATGGATGAATACTTTGATCGTCTATTCAATCTTCACGAAACGACAAGTAACTATCCTCCATACAATCTAGTCACGATTAGTGAAGTTGAATCTAGACTAGAACTTGCACTTGCAGGATTCAAAAAGAAAGAAGTCAATGTCTACACACAAGACGGTAAATTGTTTATTGAAGGTCAGAAAGAAGATAAGGAGACGGAAACTAACTACGTCCACAAAGGTTTGGCTCAACGGTCATTTACACGAGCCTGGACACTCGCTGATGATACGGAAGTTAGATCAGTTGATTTTGAGGATGGGCTTTTAATAATTCATCTTGGTAGAATCGTCCCAGATCACCATAAGCGAAAGGACTGGTTCTAAATACCGGGGGGTTGCCTAACCCCCCTTTTTAATGTATACTATAATGAGAGAGTATTTGTAAATGTCTACGAAGATTGCACTTCTGAAGTCAGGTGAATCTGTTATCGCTGATATCAAAGAACTGATTTCAGATGATAAGGTATGTGGTTATCTGTTCAAGCAACCACATAAGATTGATGTGAATAAGTCTGTGTTCCTTACAGAGGAACCTGCTGAAAGCACTGATGTGAATGTTACTTTCTCTTCTTGGATTTTCTTCACTAGTGATGATGAAATCCCAGTCCGTGCCGATTGGATTGTTACTATTGTAGAACCAGTCAAAGCAATCAAAGAACTTTATGAGGAGAAGGTAAATGGAGAAGATAGTTAAAGTAATTTTATTGACTAACAGTGAGAAACTGATTAGCGAAATTGTAGAAATAGGAGCAGATGTTGGAGATCCAGACTGCAGACTAATCAATCCACATGAAATCTGGGAAGGACCAAACCTTTGTCCTTGGATGATGAATGATACTGACCAGACAGAGTTCATGATTAGTTCGGATAAAATCCTGACTATGTGTGACCCCAACTCTACACTACTTGAAAAATATGAGGAGAAAACAAACTAATGGCACTTTCTAAAAGCACCAAAGACCACCTGCTAGAAGCAGAGTCTCACATGCGAGCAGCAATCAAGTCTGCTGCCGTGAACGAGAAACCCGTGGTGGTCAAAACTTTATCACAAATTTTGCTGGATATTGACCAATGTAAGCGAATTGATGATATAATGGATATGCTGGACAACAGGAAACCTGGAAGCAGCGGATCCTGGGGTAGCATGTTTAATGATGGTGAGGAATGAAGTTTTACACTAATGTTCAGATGGTCGGGGATCACTTCCTGGTCCGTGGTTATGAAAACGGTCAAAGTTTCATGACTCGGGAGAAGTTTTACCCGACCCTTTTTGTGCCTTCTAAAAAGAAAACCAAGTACAAGACTCTTACTGGTGAGTATGTTGAAACCATTCAACCTGGTTCTGTACGTGACTGCCGTGAGTTTATCAAGAAGTATGATGGCGTAGAAGGATTTAAGATCTATGGAAATGATCGGTACATCTATCAATACATTTCCGATAACTATCCAGAAGATCAAATCAAATTCGACATTAGTAAAATCAATCTGGTAACTATCGATATTGAGGTTGCTTCTGAGAATGGATTCCCTGATGTAGAAAGTGCAGCAGAAGAAATGCTGCTCATCACTATTCAGGATTACAATACCAAGAACATTATTACTTGGGGTGTTGGTCCATTCCTTAACAAGCAAAAGAACGTAGAATATCGCCAGTTCTCATCAGAGCACGGTATGCTCAATGACTTCATTCATTACTGGATGAACAACACCCCAGAAATCGTAACTGGTTGGAACAACCAACTGTACGATATGCCTTACATTGCTCGTCGCCTGGAACGTATTCTGGGTGAGAAGTTGATGAAGCGGCTTTCACCCTGGGGTTTGGTAACTGAGGTAGAAGTCTACATCATGGGTCGTAAGCAGATCTCTTATGATATTGGCGGCATTACTCAGTTGGACTATCTTGACTTGTATAAAAAGTTTACCTATACTAATCAAGAGTCATATCGTTTGGACCACATTGCCAACGTAGAACTGGGACAGAAAAAACTTGACCACTCTGAGTTTGATACATTCAAGGATTTCTATTCCAAGGGTTGGCAGAAGTTCGTAGAATACAACATCATTGACGTGGAACTTGTTGACCGTCTGGAAGACAAGATGAAACTGATTGAACTAGCACTCACTATGGCGTATGACGCTAAGGTGAACTATTCGGATGTGTTCTACCAAGTCCGCATGTGGGATACGATCATTTATAACTATTTAAAGAACAGAAATATTGTTATCCCTCCAAAGGAAAGGAGCGACAAAGATGCGAAATACGCGGGTGCCTACGTCAAGGAACCGATTCCGGGAAAGTATGATTGGGTTGTGTCTTTTGACCTCAACAGTCTGTATCCTCATCTTATTATGCAGTACAATATCTCACCAGAGACCCTCTTGGAAGAAAGGCATCCCTCAGCAACAGTTGATAAAATCCTTAATCAAGATGTGACCTTTGAGATGTATAAGGACTATGCGGTCTGCCCGAATGGTGCTATGTACCGTAAGGATGTCCGTGGATTCCTGCCTGAACTGATGGATAAGATGTATGATGAACGGGTTATCTTCAAGAAGAGGATGCTGAAAGCAAAGCAAGAGTATGAGAAGACGCCAACTATTGCTCTACAAAAGGAGATCGCCAGATGTAACAACGTTCAAATGGCGAAGAAGATTGCTCTTAACTCTGCTTATGGTGCTATCGGTAACCAGTATTTCAGGTATTATAAACTAGCAAATGCAGAAGCAATCACTCTGTCCGGTCAGGTATCCATCCGCTGGATTGAGAACTGCATGAACGACTACCTAAATAAACTTTTGTCTACGGAATCAGAAGATTATGTCATTGCATCAGACACTGACTCAATCTATCTTAATCTTGGACCTCTTGTTGATAAATTTCTTGCTAATAAGTCTGGCGACAAAACAGCAGTTGTGGAGTTACTTGATAAGATCTGTCAAGAAAAACTGGAACCTTTTATTGAATCATCATATAAAAATTTGGCGTCGTACGTCAACGCATACGACCAAAAAATGCAAATGAAGCGTGAGAATATTGCTGATCGTGGAATTTGGACTGCGAAGAAGCGATACATTCTCAACGTGCACAACAGTGAGGGTGTTGCCTATACAGAACCCAAACTGAAAATCATGGGCATTGAAGCAGTCAAATCATCAACACCGGCTCCTTGTCGTCAAATGATTAAGGATGGTCTGAAGTTGATGATGAATGCTACTGAAGATGATGTGATTGACTTCATTGATAAGTGTCGTGAACAATTCAAGGCACTTCCTCCTGAACAGATTGCTTTTCCTAGAACAGCATCAAATGTTCAGAAGTATCATTCTCATGCTGATATCTATGTAAAAGGAACTCCTATTCATTGTCGTGGTGCCCTTCTTTTTAATCATTATATTAAAGAGAATAAACTGACAAAGAAATATTCTTTGATTGGAAATGGTGAGAAGGTAAAGTTCCTTTATCTTAAGAAACCAAATATCATTCAAGAAAATGTTATATCATTCATTCAAGACTTTCCTACAGAACTCGGTCTTGACAAATACATTGACTATGACCTACAATTTGAAAAGAGTTTTGTAGAACCACTCAAGGCAATCCTAGATGCGATTGGTTGGAGTGTGGAAAAAACTGTAAACCTGGAATTATTTTTCTCCTAATGGAATTACCTATCAACGATAAAGAACTGAACACTATTGTCAGTGCTCTCCGCCTTGGTGGCGATGTTGCACTGTACCAAAAAATGATTAGAGTACAGGAAGTTAGGGCGAAAAATTCTAAAACAGAGAATGAGCAATTTGGATTTGTATTGTAATGGATTTTCTAAAAGATATTGTCAAAGAGATTGGCGATGACTACACAAAACTCGCAGCCGATATCGATGACACTGAAACATATGTGGACACGGGTTCGTACATTCTTAACGGACTTGTATCAGGTAGCATTTTTGGGGGTGTATCTGGTAACAAGATTACTGCCATTGCTGGTGAGTCTTCTACTGGCAAAACTTTCTTTTCTCTCGCTGTGGTTAAAAATTATCTGGATAACAATCCTGATGGTTACTGTCTGTACTTTGACACTGAAGCAGCAGTTAATAAGTCTCTTCTTGAAAGTCGCGGTATTGACTTAAACCGTGTTGTTGTGGTCAATGTTGTGACCATTGAAGAGTTCCGTAGCAAGGCACTCAAAGCAGTTGATATCTACCTGAAGAAACCAGAAGACGAACGCAAACCCTGCATGTTCGTTCTGGATTCTCTTGGCATGTTATCTACTGAAAAAGAGATTCGTGATGCTTTGGATGAAAAGCAAGTTCGTGATATGACAAAATCACAACTGGTCAAAGGTGCCTTCCGCATGTTGACTTTGAAGTTGGGACAGGCTAATATACCTATGATCGTCACAAATCACACTTACGATGTCATCGGTGCTTATGTTCCTACTAAAGAGATGGGTGGTGGTAGTGGTCTTAAGTACGCTGCCTCTACCATCATATATCTCAGCAAGAAAAAAGAAAAAGATGGAACAGCAATTGTCGGAAACCTTATCAAGGCAAAGACTGCTAAGTCGCGTTTAAGCAAGGAGAACAAAGATGTTACGGTGCGTCTTTATTACGATGAGCGTGGTCTTGATCGATATTACGGTCTTCTTGAACTCGGTGAGCTCGGTGGTATGTGGAAAAACGTTGCTGGACGCTATGAGATAGACGGTAAGAAAGTCTATGCTAAAGCAATCCTCAAAGATCCAGAAACCTACTTCACACCAGAAGTCATGGAGAAGTTAGAAGTCATCGCTCAGAGTGAGTTTAGTTATGGTGCATGAAGAACATCTGCATCATAAAGACTGGAATAGATGTATCTAAAATCCTAGAACAACTGAAGGAGTATCCAGAAGACTGGGGTTCTCAGAAGAACCTGAAGAATACAGAACTTCTAGACCCAAATGAATATCTAGTTACAGCGGATGTTCTTCAGTTGGTTATGGGTGGAGTCAATAGTCAAGATGAATATGTTGGTGATACTGAAATCTGTATCAAGACACCAGCATACGAACATCACACTGAGATTCTGAAATACCTGTCAAAGTATTTCAAGAAGATGAGAAGATGTGGATTTCTTGCGCTGCCTCCTGGTGAACAAGTTGGACTTCATATTGATGAAGGAACTTACTATCTTTCAAAGGATAGATACCACCTTTCCATTCAGGGTGAATATGAGTATACTGTGGGAGATGAATCTATCATAGTAAAACCAGGCACCCTGTTATGGTTCAATAATAAACTACCCCACAAAGCAGTGAATGTGGGTGAAGGTGTTAGAATCACCTTTGTATTTGACGCTCCTCATCATAAGAAGAATCCTCAACATGGAAAGACTTGAATTTACAATTCTAAGGAACTTAGTTCATAACGAGGAATACTCGCGCAAAGTTGTACCTTTCATTCAACCAGAGTACTTTGATAATCGGGTAGAGAAAGTTATATACGAAGAACTTACAAAGTTTCTTGTAAAATATAATAGTGGTATCACAAAGGAAGCACTCTCCATTGAGGTAGAGAGCAGGACTGATCTCACTGGGGATGAGATTGGAACAGCACGGGATATCATTTCTAACATCCATGATGGCGTAGTTGAACATCAGTGGATGCTTGATAGTACAGAGAAGTGGTGTAGAGACAGAGCAATCTATCTTGCTCTGATGGACTCTATTCAGATTGCTGATGGTCAAGATGATAAGAGGAACCGTGATGCGATTCCTTCTATTCTTTCTGATGCCTTAGCAGTATCGTTTGATAACAACATTGGACACGATTATCTACAAGATTATGAAGCACGCTACGAGTCGTACCACAGGCAAGAAAACCTTATACCGTTCGATCTGGATTACTTCAATAAAATTACGAAGGGTGGCTTACCGAATAAAACGCTCAATATTGCTCTTGCTGGCACTGGCGTCGGTAAATCTTTGTTTATGTGTCACGTCGCAAGTAGTGTTCTATTGCAAGGCAAGAACGTCCTATACGTCACGATGGAAATGGCTGAGGAAAAAATTGCGGAAAGAATTGACGCGAACCTTCTGAATGTCCCCATCGGTGACTTGGTGGAACTGCCTAAGTTGATGTTTGAAAACAAAGTAACCAATCTTGGTAAAAAAACACAGGGTACTCTTATAATTAAAGAATACCCAACCGCATCCGCACACAGTGGACACTTTAGAGCACTTCTTAATGAACTTGCACTTAAGAAGTCATTCCGACCTGATATTATTTTCATTGATTACCTTAATATATGTGCTTCCGAACGGTATCGCGGAAATGGCTCTGTCAATTCATATTCGTATATTAAAGCAATTGCTGAAGAACTTAGAGGACTGGCTGTTGAAGCAAACGTCCCTATCGTTTCTGCCACGCAGACCACTCGTTCTGGTTATGGTAGCAGCGATGTTGAGCTCACTGATACTTCTGAGTCCTTTGGTCTCCCTGCTACTGCTGATCTTATGTTTGCCCTTATTTCTACTGAGGAGTTGGAATCCCTGGGACAGATACTTGTGAAGCAGTTGAAGAATCGCTACAACGATTTGAATATGAATAAGCGATTTGTTGTTGGTATTGACCGTGCCAAGATGCGTCTATACGATTGCGAACAAACCGCACAGGAAGACATCCTTGACAATGGGAAGGAAGAGGAGTATAATTTCAATGAAGATAAACCGAAAAAATCATTCGAAGGATTTAAATTCTAATGGCAAAATCAATTGATTTCAAGAACTACGAAAAGTTTGTAGATGCAGTCACCTCTGACGCTTCTACTGATTTCGTATCTCTTTCTGACCGCCTTGTTGAACTGGATGAAAAGGGTGCTAACATTGAGCGTCTTCTGACTGCTGGTGTTGGTATCAATGCAGAAGGCGGTGAGTTCTTGGAGATTATCAAGAAGATGATTTTCCAAGGTAAACCATATAATGAAGATAATCGTGAACACATGATTATTGAACTGGGCGACCTGATGTGGTATGTTGCTCAAGCATGTATGGCTTTGGATATCACTTTTGAAGAAGTGGTAGAAACCAATGTCAAGAAACTTGAGAAGCGTTATCCTGGTGGTCAGTTCGATATCTATTATTCTGAAAACCGTGCAGAGGATGACCGATGAAAGAAAATGTAAGTGTAGATTTTACACCCCGTCAACTTGATGCTGTTCTTGAAGTTCTTACCAACGAACAAAAACAGTACAGTGTTGAGTTTGCACCAGAACGAATCGTTGAACTGCGTGCAGTGATCAAGGCAATGGTTGATGCTATCAATAGCTAGTCACGTCTTTGCCTTTTTTACAGTAACTGTGGCGGGTTGTCTTCAACCCGTCAATTGGGAATCTTGTAGTAAAATAAATGAATGGTTGATTCCAGAGGTTGTCTATGCGTGGAAACTAAAGACTGGAGAGATAGTTCCGTATCAGACTGAGAAGGATTACCTGGACTCAATATCTAAATAAAAATAAAAGACTAATGGCACAAGGAAGAGGTGTTCAATTAGAATGGGCAATTGTTTATGATTCTCTGATGAGAGGAGGAGTTCCTTTCAGTGAGATTCAAAAAAGAACAAGTAAATATCCAAACTTAAAGGAATATACAGGAGATGTTGGAGCACAAGCAAGAAAGTGTGTTGACCTGGTAGAAAGAGCAGATCCATCTTTACTTGCTCATGCATATCATAGTGATGAGTTGGATATTGCAGGAGACCCTGAACCAAAAACTGATGTAGTTTTTCAAAAAAATGGTAAAAATTCCATAAGGTGTTCTGTAAAAATGAAAGGTGCTATTCAATTGTCTAGCGCAGAAGGACCTAGCACTGCAAAAGCAATGGCTGCTACTGCTGCTCAATGTCCTGGACAAAGAGGAAAAAACTTAGAATCTCTTATTAAGAAGATTGCATCTACTCCTACAAAATTACTTACTGAAAAGAATATACCAAAGGCGAGAGAAAGAAAACCTAATATTGTAAAGGACCTTTTAGATTCTCGTGGAAAAATTAAAGATGATAAGAACTATACTAATTGGGTAAAAAATAATAAACCAACACTCATCAAAGAATTGTTTGAGTATCTTGAATCAGATCCTCACTTTTTATATTGTTTGATTGAAGAAACTTTAACTGGTAAAAATTATTTTGGTGCTAATGATGATGCAACCTCAAACTATATGCTTTCACCAAATAAGTTTGGTAAAATCGATAGGTCTTATATAAATCAAATGGTGAAGAAAACTAAGATTGATATTCGTGCTAAATCAAGAGATGGTATATCCTCTGTTGCTTTTAGATTTGATGTTAGGGCATAATATGAACATTCACGTTATAGAACTATTACAAGCATTCGAACCAGACTCACGCTCACCCAAGATGAGGTATAATGAGTTCATCACTTTCGTGTTCAAAACCTTTGAGGACAGGATGCCGAGTACGAATTCAGATAAATATATAAAAATGAGAAACAATGTATTGGGTTACATTGTTGCTAACGAAAAATCTATAACTTCAAACTTGAGTAAGAAATGAAGTCCTTCTTCCAATTTTTGCGTGAGACTGCATCACAACAAGCCGCCCGTCTTGGGTTGGAGGGTGATGGTCATGGTGGGTGGTACAAAGATGGTGAGTTTGTAGCAAAGACTGAGAAAGGACAACTCAAGTTCTACAACAAGCGTCAGAGAGTTGGTAAGCAAGACCCACCACAATCTGAAAAAGAAAAGAATTTATCAGCACCATCATCTGCTCCTGCACCTGAAGCAGAGAAGCAGGAGATGAAACCACCAGAGGTAGAGAAGACAAAAGGAACTCTTACAGTTGCTTTTGGTAGATTCAACCCTCCTACCACTGGACACGAGAAACTGCTGGATACTGTTGCTAGTAACTCTGATGAGGGTGACTATATTATTGTCCCATCCCGTAGTCAGGATAAGAAAAAGAATCCATTAGATGCTGATACTAAAGTCTCTATCATGAGGCAGATGTATCCCAAGCACAGTGAGAGGATTGTTAATGATGCACAGAACAGAACAATCTTTGATGTTCTGAAGAAAGCACATATGGATGGATATGCGAATGTTCGTATCATAGGAGGTGGTGATCGCGTTGCTGAATTTGAGAAACTTTCATCAAACTACAATGGTAAGTTGTATCAGTTTGATAATGTAGAAGTTCGTTCAGCAGGAGATAGAGACCCTGACTCTGAGGGAACAGAAGGCATGTCTGCATCCAAGCAAAGGAAAGCAGCAGCAGAGAATGATTTTGAATCATTCCGTAAAGGCGTCCCATCATCTATGGATGACAAGGCAGCGAAGATGTTATTCAATACACTTCGTAAGGCTATGAAAGTCAATGAAGGTTGGAGTCTCTGGGAGATTGCACCTAAGTTTGATTGGAAGAATCTGCGTGAGAATTACATTGCTGATAAGGTTTTCCAGTTGGGTACTCTTGTAGAAAACCTCAACACAGGTTTTGTTGGTAAGATTATTCGTAGAGGAACAAACCATCTCATCTGCGTAACGGAGGACAACTTTATGTTTAAGTCTTGGATTAAGGATGTAACTGAGGCAAAGAAATATAGTGAGGTTCATATGAGCAGCACTGAAAGAGAACCTGGTAAACCAAACACTCTTGTTGGAACTGATGGTTTTAGAAAGCATGTAGAGAAGATGACTCCTGGTGCAACCACCTACGGACAACAATTCATAAATAAATATAGAAAAAAGTAATCTAGACTAATGAGTAAAGTTATTCATGAAGAAGAACAGCAGCAGCAAGGTGCAGCTGGTGGTGCTCAGGATAAAGTAAGAAAGGCAGCAAGACAACTCGCTTATGATGTCCGTTATAAGGTAAAGCAAGGTTTCAAGGATGGTCAGAAGTCTGATCCCAACTCCCTGAAGCGTGCATATATGCAGCAACTGGGTAAGTCACCTGCTCCTGGTCCCGTCAAAGCACTTGCTAAGAAGATGCTGATTGGCGAAGAGTATGATTTCTTTACTATTGAGTCATCCCTTTCAAATGTTGTTGGTAAAGTATTTACAACTGAGGAAGAGGTTGTAGAAGAAGTAGTAGTATCTGATGAACCCTCTTACTTACAGAACCTTGATGAAGGTGAAGAGAAGAAGTATCAAATCAGAGTAAAAGATAAGAAGACTGGTAAGTCCTATGTAAGGACTGCTACCCGCGCCAAGATTTCTGAACTGCGTTCTAATCCTAATATCTCATCCGTTGAGATGACTGGATATGGTAAGGACTATGCTTCACCCACCGATGATAAGGGTGGTAAGAAAGCAAAGAAAGATTATGATGGTGATGGTAAGGTAGAATCTGGTACTGATGAGTACATGGGTTCAAGAGATAAAGCCATTAAGAAAGCAATGGCGAAAGAAGAGTTCATTGGTGAAGTAAATGTTGAAGATGAGAATCCCGATGCCAATGAAAAGAAAATTGATATGATGAAGGGTAAGAACAAAGTTACCATCAACCCTAAGGAAGGCACCATTGTTTCTCATAACGAACTGGAAGGCAAAGTAATCTCTGAGATGGACCAAGAACCTGCTAAGGAAGATCCTGGTCTCAAAGCAAAAGAGAAGAAAGCAGAGATGGCGAAGAAGATGGTTCTTCAAAAGAAACTTCAAGCAGTTCGTCAAGGTGCTGGTAATGAAATCATGGCTTCACATGAAGTCGAAGGTGATATGGTCGAAGCACTTGGTGATGTAACCAAAGGTGCTACCACTCCTAAGAAGGATGAGGGTGATGACGATAGAGGAGCACTTCAAAAGATTACGATGGTTCGTAACAAGTTGAGAGCAAGAGGAATGCAGGTTGCTGGATCACCTCGCGCTTCTGACGGTCCTAGAAACATGAAGACCGGTCCTGAAATGAATGCTGATGGTGAAGAAGTAAAAGAGAGCAACGTAGAACGTGCTATCAAAATGAACCTTGCTGATCGCGGTGTTCAAGAAGAAATGAGTATTGAAAGAAGA